TAACAGCGAAGGCGGCGACGTTAGCCATGCGATTGCGATTTACAACGCCCTGAACGAACTGTCAGACGTGGTTTGTCATGTGGATGGCCTGGCCGCCAGTTCTGCCTCGTTTGTGGCAATGGCCGGCGGTAAAATCTTGATGGCAAGCAACGCAATCATGATGATTCACCGCCCCTGGTCAGGCGCTATTGGTGACTCTGACGCCATGCGCAAGACCGGCGAAATACTCGACAAGTTCCAACCAATTTTGGTGCGAGGCTACTCCCAAAAGACCGGAATCAGCAACGAAAAGCTGGATGAAATGCTGGCCGCTGAAACCTGGCTCACCGCTGCCGAGGCTCTGGAATTCGGTTTTGTCGATGAAGTCATTCAGTCAATGGCTATCGCCGCCTCTGCTGACCTCTCAGCCTTTGACCAAGTGCCGGAGCGTATCGCTCAGATTAACAACCAGGCCCGCGCCAACGTCCAGGAGATCCAGAACATGCTGGACCTGTTCAAGGGCGAAAAAGTTGTCGAGAACGTCACCACCCAAAGCCTGATGGCGAACGGCAAAACCACACCCGAAGCCGTGCGCGCCCACCTTCTCGACGAAATGGGCAAGCATCAAAAACCATCATCCGGAGCTATTCCAATGAATCATGACGAGCACCTTAAAAACTTTATGAATGACGCTTCAGACGCCATTCTGATGCGAAACAACATCGCCGTGAAGAACGTATCAGCCGGAGCCCGCGAACTGGCTAACCTCAGCCTGATGGCAATGGCTGAAAAGCATCTGAACCTGACCGGCAAATCAACCAGCCTGATGAGTAAGCGCCAGATCCTGGACACCGCTTTCGCTGCCACACACTCAACCAGCGATTTCGGCAAACTGCTAGGCAACACCGCCGGCAAGTCACTGCGCGGAGCCTACGAAGAAGAATATGGCTCCCATGAAATCTGGACCGGCGAAGTCGAAGTGCCCGACTTTAAAGACCAAAGCCTGGTTCAACTGAGCGAAGCGCCAGACCTGGACAAGATTGCCGAGGGTGCCGAATACAAATATGGCAGTTTCTCAGATGGCGGCATGACCTTCCGAATCGAGAAATACGGCAAGCTGTTCTCATTGACCTATGAGGCCATGATTAACGATGACCTGATGGCGTTCACTCGCTTGCCGCAGGCTTTCGGCAAATCGGCCAAGCGCAAAGAGTCGGATCTGGTTTATCAGGTATTGACCGGCAACCCGACACTGAACGATGGCGTGGCGCTGTTTCATGCAAGCCACGGAAACTTGATAACAGGTGCAACAGGACTGACGGTTACTTCACTGGCTGAGCCCCGCGCAATGATGCGTCGGCAGAAAGGCTTGAACAGTGCCGCGCCGATTAACATCGTACCCCGCTACCTGATTGTTCCGGCGGCAATGGAAACCACTGCCGAGCAGCTTCTGGCCTCAGTCGTGGACCCATCCAAGACGAACGACACAGTGAACCCGGAATTTATCCGTGGTCTGACTCTGGTTGTCGATAGCCGCCTGGATGAAGTGGACGAACAGGACTGCTACCTTGCAGCCAATCCGGCACAGGTGGACACCATTACCCGCGCCTACCTGGCTAACACCCCCCGCCCCTACTACGAAATGCGCGAAGGCTGGGAAGTGGACGGAATGCAGGTTAAAGCCCGCATGGAGTTTGCCGCAGTGCCGGTAGACTATCGCGGCCTGGTGAAGCTGAAATTCGCTTAACCGCAGAATACTCTCTGCTGTAACCCTCCTCCGGGCACAGTAGAGATATGGGCTCTGGCACATGGCCCTGACAATGTGCCCCTTGGCAGGCGCTGGTAACGTCTGCTGACGGCATGGGACGGGTGTTGGCAGATCACCCTCAACAAAACTGCCTCTTACCCCGACAGACTACCCCCAGGGGGATCTATGAAACCTACCGACCTACAAGCGCGATACACCGACCACCCGCTGGGCTGGGCACTCCGGCAACTTGAGCAGGCACCCGCAAGCGAAACCGGGCAGGCGTCGTATGTAATGGCCCTGACAATTTCAGAGTTGCTGTGCTGGCAAGGCGAGCTAACCAAAGCAGAACGCGATTGGTTCCACAAAGAAGCAACGGCGCTTGCTGTACGAGATCAGGTGAAGCATTAAAAAAGGTACTCCTGAAGGGGGGCTGCCTGACGGGTGCGTGGAGGCGCGAGTTCTCGCTTCATACAAAAATTCTATAGGCTGGTTGCACTATGATTGATAAACCCTATGACCATTGGTTAAACCAACAACAGATCGCCAAAAGCCTTGGCATCACTGTTTCTGCCTTCGCAAGATGGGAAGTGGAGCCGGTAGCTCGAATCGGCAAACAGGTTTTCTATGATGTGCGTTCTGTACTGGAAAACCGGCTGAAGAAGGCCGACCAGTCAGGCAGCAACGGCGACATTGAAGCGGAACGCCTGAGACTGACGAGCGCCCAGGCAGAAGGCCAGGAGCTAAAGAACGAGCTGGCTAAAGGTAAGACCGCCCCGATGGAGATAATCACTCTGTCATTGTCTACGGTAGCCGGTGCCGCGTCTGGCATCCTGGACAGCCTACCGCTCAACATCAAACGCCAATACCCAGAACTAACCGCGCAGATGATCGAAGCTATCAAACGGCAATGCGTGAAGGCTCAGAACGAAATCAGCCGACTGGATGAGGTCGTCGTCGATAAACTCCGCGACTACCTGAATGAACTGGAAGCGTAGCCCGCCATGATGGCCAGCACTGCCTGGCCCCTTCCATGACTTCATGACTTCCAAGACTTCATATCAAAGAGTTTTTTAGATTGGCCGCAAAGTTTGCCCGTCCGTGATTCTGTGCTAATGTGTCCGTGACACAGATACACACGAGGACAGATAATGGATAAGGTAAAGGTAAGCGATAGAGCATTAGAGGCCAGGATCAAACGTGCGCTAGAAAAAGACGGGCAGATTTTGAAAAAGTGCCGCGCTGATTCCCGTTGGTATTCTGACCTTGGGGACTATTACATTGTGAACCAGTCAAATGTCATCGCGGCGCAGCATTGCAGCCTTGAGAAACTTGGCAAGGAACTGAAAGTGCTGAAGCCCTACGAAGAGGCCGAGATTTAGCCAAATCAACAAAATGGAGAATTTGAAAATGAGCGATTACAACGGTTTTACGAATGGGGAAACCTGGAACCTGCGGAACTGGATGATAAACGAATACCCACCTGCGCAGCCGGAAACGCTGCAAGCCGTGCCGATGTTGTACGCCAGGCAATCGAGAGTTATTTAAAGAAGAAGTGAAAAAAGTGGCCCCGCGCTTGTTGGAGCAAGCCGGAGCCGTGACACCATCGGCAACCATAGGAGCGCCGACAATGCAGACCAATAGTAACACCAACAACCGCAGTGCGGAGATAGACGCAATCGACAAGCTGGACGAGATCCACAACCAGACCCAGGCCATGCTTTCCGTTCTTATGGTCTACCTGCAATCCGTAGCGGATGGCGGGGAGGAGTTAACTCCGCAAGTTCTATCAGGCTACGCATGGCAGATGAAGGCAAACATAGATCGGGCAGAACAGGCAACTGAAGAACTGACCGTAGCTGTATGCGATCCGCACGCCGAATAAGCTGATAGTCAAAACCACAGTTACAGGCCCGGCACCGACCGGGCTTTTTACTGCCTGGATGATTGGCGGAAAAGTCCGTTGATTGGTCTTGTAGTTTAACGACCAGATCGTAAAAGTATCGAAGGGAATTCTAAGAAGTGCCAGTCTCTCCTGACAGTCCCACCATTTTCGGCAGGTGGCGCAACCGCTTGGCAATCCTTGCGAGCGGCTTAAAAATGGTGCTCCGGGCCGGACTCGAACCGGCACGACCTATCGGTCATCAGATTTTAAGTCTGAAGTGTCTACCTATTCCACCACCGGAGCGTTTCTTTTAAGCTGATGCACCACTGATGCACCGGTTTTTTTGAACCTTATAACCGACTGATTTTATTTACCTTTATTCAGACTTCAAAAAGATTTTAAGTCTTGAGTGTCTACCAATTTCACCACCCCGGCATTAGGAGGGACTTAGGACGGCAGGATTGTATAAGGCCCTGCCCTGTAACGCAATTGAGTTTTAGCTGGGGTTCTTTGCGCGCC